CCGACCACGTTGAACGCCTGGCCGGCGGTCTCCTCGCCGATCAGCGGGCGGCCGGTCGAGTCCTTCAGCTTCAGGAACTCGCCGTACCGCTCGATCGTCGTCGCGAGGATGTTGGCGGGCACCTTCCGCGCCTTGCGGACGCCGATGGCCAGGTCGACCACCGATCCCTGCGCGGCCTGGAACGCGGCCTCGTTCGCCTGCGCGGTCAGCGCCACACCGGCCGCCTTCACCGCCGTGCCGACCTTCAGCTCGACCTGCCGGTTGTACTCCGACAGGAGGTCGCCGTAGATCAGCGCATCGACCGCCGGAGTCGACATCTCGACCAGTTGGCGGGACACGATCTGCTTGCCACGAGTCGGCTTCGGCACCACGGTGTCGACAGAGCTGGCGAACTTGTCCGTGCTCGGCGTCACGTCGTTCTCAGCCGCCTGCTCGGCCGGAACCACGGCGTCGGCACCGGTCGTCTGCTTCGGCAGCGTCAGCGGCCGGGGGTCGGAGCCGAGCGGGATGTTCCGCACCGCACTGGCCAGGGAGCGTCCCTGACGGGCCATCGCGGCGTACTCGTCGGTCAGCCACTTCGGCGGCACGATGCCGGCACCGGCACCCGCGGTCGTCAGAGCACGGTTGTGCTCGACCAGCCGACGGGCCGCGTCGGCGTCGTTGTCTCCCCGTGCGCTGTACATGTCGGCGAAGAACGAGTGCTCGGACGACCGGGTGTAGTGGCCGGGGTCGCGGTCCTGGGTGTGGAACCGGGTCTCGCCGCTCTCGTCGGTCGGGACCAGCGACGCGGCGAGCCCTTCGACCTTGCGGTTGCGGGTCTCGACCTCGGTGAGGTCCTCGATCTGGGTGGCGAGGGTCTTGGCCTCGTCGGACTGCTCCTTGATGGATCGGAGCTCGTCCTCGGTGAGGTCGCGCTCCTCGTCGGCGGCGCGGGTCTGCAAGCCCTCGATGCCGGACTTGAGGCCGTCGTACCGCGTACGGAGGCGCTCGAGGTAGGGGTTGGTGGACATGGGTGTGTCTCCTGGTCATCTCGTGGGAATCGCGAGTGACCGGGGTGTCCACGCCAGGTGCCCGCATCGCTGAGAGGCGGGGGTGTGGTTGGAGGTGCCGGTATCGGCGCCGGCCGCGTCCGTTGACGTGGCCGGAGAACTGGGGCTGCTACAGAGGCGGCAGGGTGGGCAGGCCGGCGAGGATCTGGCGGGCCTGCTCCAGGTTCGGGCGGTCGTCGGCCGAGCGGACAGCGGCCACAGCGGCGGCCTCGCCGTACGCGCCTTCGAGGGTCAGCGCGACCTCGCGGAGATCGGCGGTGACTCGCTCGATCACGCCGCCGGACAGGCGGCGGTTCTGCCGCTCACGGAAGCCGATCGACCACTCCGACAGCGCGCCGTCGCGCACCAGCGCGAGGGTCTCATCGCCCATCGGGGTCTCGGCGACCCGGGCTTCGATGTACTGGCCCTTGGCGTCGTTCCGCATCAGCGTCAGGCGGCCGATCAGGGTGCCGCCCAGCCTGATGTGCTCCCGGGCCAGCTTCACCCGATGGGCGGCCGACTCCTGGTGCCGGAACGCGCCGTGGGCGAACTGCTCGACCAGGCGCTCGTCGATGCGGACCGGCTGATTGAACGGCACGGCGATACCGGCCAGGGTTCGGCCGTCGCCACCCGAACGGATCTCGATGTCCGGGGCGAAGGTGCGGTAAAGGGTCTCACTCATCGGTGTCACCGTCCTCGGCGGCCGGCGGGGCGTCAGGGTTGTCAGTGGGCTGTGTTTCAGGCTGATCCGGTAGGGGTGCGCGATCCTCGAGGGCGCGGACCTCGTCGACAGTGAGGAACCGCTTGTCGATCGCGATCGCGTGCGCCTGGTAGCGGGTCAGGGTGTCGGCGCGGAGGATCGCGTCAAGCGATGCCTTGGCGAAGGTGCCGCGGGGCATGTGCATGGTCAGGGTCTGCTCGAACCTGGCGAGGTGCCCACCGAGCGAGAACTTCAAGAGGTTCAGCCCCTCTTGCTCGATGTTGCTGTAGGTCCGCGAAGACTGATCGGCTCCCAGGAAGTACAGCGGGAGACCGAAAATCAGTGCCAGCTCGTGCAGCGTGAACTTTCGTGCCTCGACGAGCTGCAGCTCCTCCGGGTTCCACGAGAGCGGCTCGAACTCGGTGGTGGCGTTCAGCGACGCGATGGTGCGCTCGGCCTGAGCGTTCATCCACGCCGTCTTGGCGTCCCGGAGATCCTGCTCCGTGGCGTCCGGGTTGGTGGTCTTCAGCAGTCCGGTGGGGACGCCGTGGCGGCTGACCGAGTCGGCCTGGCTGGCCTGGTCGCGAGCCAGGGTGAGCGTCGACAGATGGCACTCGAGGACACCCATCCCGCGCAGCTCACCGGGCGCCGACGGTCCCTTGATGTGGACGATGTCGGCCGGGCCGAACGACTGCCCGCCGATGTTGTACTCGACCGAGCCGACCGGCAGTCCGCCCGCATTGGCGCCGAGACCGACGCGGCGCACCATCACCATGTCGGCGGGCACCGGCAATACTGCCGTGGGCCAGCCCATCAGGTTGCGCGCTGCGACGATCCCGACGGCATTACCCTCCCACACGAGGTCCAGTGCCCAGGACGAGAACGTGCTCATCCTCGTCTCGGCAGGGTTCGGCTGGTCCAGCAGCGGGGGCGTCGGGGTGAGCCGTTCGATCGGACCCGCACCACGCTCGCGGTAGGCGTGCCACGGCACCGAGCCCAGCAGATCGCTGATCTGTAGCGACGCCCGCCACGCACCCGGGACGCTCATCCCGCCGCGGTAGTGACGGCCCGACCAGTCGGGCGCCAGGTTGTCGTAGATGACGAACGTCTGCGAGGCACCTGACTCGAGGTCGGTAGCGACGTACTGCGTGTCGCGGTCGTGCTGCCGGCGACGACGGAACCAGCCCACGTCACACCACCATCGGCTTCGGCATGGGCTTCTCCTCGGGCAGGGTCAGGGCAAGATGGACAGCGCCGGCGGCGGCGTACGCGGCGTCACAGTGGCCGGCGCCCTTGCGGGTGAACCGCCAGCCGTCACCGGAATGCAGCTTCGACGCACCGGCCATGTGAGCGTCGAGCAGCGGGTCGCCGGGGTGGACGATCTTCCGGGCGGCGACAAGGTCGGCGAACGACATGCAAGCCTCGGCGACCTGCGCGCCCTTGATCTCGTGCGCGCCCAGCTCCCGCAGCACCGGACCCAGGGCAGCGCCCGGCCCGGACGGGAACCATCCGGTCGCGAGCGGACCCACGCGGCCGAGGATCTCGGGCAGCTCCGTACGAGCCGTGTCGGTCGATGGCCATGCCGCGACCGGCTCGACCTTGACCCGGCCGTCGTCCGTGGTCGCAGCCGCGAGCAGCGTGGTGTGCGCTCCGTCCGGGGCGACGTCGACGACCACGACCACCCGGTCCCGGAGGCTGTCGAGCGTCTGGGCGGGGTCCTTGCAGTCCTTCCACGCGGTGAGGTCGACCGCACCGTCGAGCGACGTGACCCGCTGACACAACACTTCGGAGCGGAACACCTCGGGCGGGTCGGTCGCCAGCGACGACCGGATCGCGGCCACGCTGACCGTGTGACCCAGACCCGGGTTCGCGGCCTGCCACGCCGTCGGATCCTCGAGGTCGCAGTTGTCCGGCGCACTCCACTCGAACAGACCGATTGACTCGTCCCGGCCCGACAGACCCGCATCTCTCAGGCCGTTGAGGACGACCGACTCATCGTCACCGGCGTTCGACGTACACCAGATTTGCCCGTTGGCCCGGGCCTGGGTCGTCTTGCTGAGGGACGACCAGGCGTCCCACTTCCGCTGGGTGCGGACCTCATCCAGGTTGAGCTGGTCGACCGAGAGGCCGCGGCCGGCCTTGTCGTTCGTCGCTGTGATCTTCCAACGGGCGCCGTTGGCCAACCGGAACCACTCGTCACCGTTCGTGCGGCGCACCGTGCCGAGCTCGGCCGCCAGGTCCGGCGACGACCGGATCGAATCCACAGCCGACGTCCACACCTCGCGGGCGAAACTGACGTCCTGCGCGGCGCCGAGCACCAGGCGGGCACCGTCGAGGTACATCCGCCAAAGGCTCAGTGTCCGGACGAAGGACGTCTTTCCGTTCTGCCGAGCGACGGGCACGACCACCGTGCGGAACCGGTAGGTGCCGTCCGGCAGCAGCTCCAACGCGTGGATCGCGAGCCACCGTTGCCACGGCAGCAGCGGCTCACCCAGCACCCTGTCGGCGAACTCGGCCACCTCGTACCCGCGAGACGTCGCCTTCGTCAGCCTGCGCAGCGGCCGGGTCCACAGCCTCGGGCGCTCGCTACCGACGAGCTGCGCGGAGCTTCGCGAGTTGCGACTCGCCGCCACCGTCGACCTTCTTCCCGATCTCGGCGCGGGCCTTCGGCGTCGCCCCGAGCGATTCCAGGCACTTCAGCAGCGAAGGACCGACGATTCCGATGACCTTGGCCAGTTCCTGGTCGCTTCCGACCGAATCCAGCGACTCCGCGTACGTCATCGCCAGCCGCTTCGCGCCGGCATCGGCGTCCTCGAGGGCGAGGGCGTCCAACGTCGAGGCGACTGCGGCGACCATCGTCTGGTCGGCTGCCTTCAGCACGGGGCACCCCCATGGGGTCAGGGACGGGGAAAACAAGACTGCGCGGGTCTGGACGGGTCGTGTCGCCGTGGAAAACTGGCGGGTCACCACCGGGTTCGCGGTTGCGGCGACGGGTCGTGCGTCTCGACACGGATGCTGTTGGTCCGTCTATTGCAGCGGCGGTGTTCAGGGCCGGAGTACAGCGTCTGAGACCCGGTCACATGCCCCAGGTCCCAGGGTTGGCCGGGTCGGATGGGGGTGTCGCACCGGGCGCAGATGACGCCGCCGGCCTCGACGAGCGGGGTCCAGCGTTGCCGTTCCTTCTGGTGCTGGTAGCCGTAGCCTCGAGCGGTGGTGTGTGCGGGCACGGCAGTCCTACTCTGGATGGATGGACCGAACGCATGTTCGCCGGGACGTGTTGGCCGAGCTGATGGTGCTAGCCCGCGAGCACGCGGCTCAACATGCGCAGCAATACCAGACCGCGCTCGAGCTCGGGCAAGAGGAGATGGCGCGGAGCGCCTACGCGGACCAGGATGCCTGGATGGAAGTAGCGCGTGTGCTCAAGTTGGAGATGGAGCGGGGATGAGAACGACCCCGGCCGGGAGTGGGGGTGCCCGGGCCGGGGTCGCGGTATGCGCTGGGCGGCGAGGGCGTACCTCGCGCACCGGCGTCAGGCTACACCTTCAAGGCTTTCGTGCTGGGTCCGCCGACATGGGTAGACCCCGGCCTGGTAGGTCCGGGGTCGTACCGCCGTGGGTTCGATCGCAGTGCGGGGACACTTCACGACCATGGTCAGCGTATCACCTGCGTCCGACTATCGGACACTAGGCTGCCTCCTCCCCGTTCTCGTGTCGGATGTGGTCGGCCAGCACACCGAGGTTGGCACTGTCCCAGGTCGCCCGGCAGTGGACGCAGTGGGCGAGCATCTCGTCCACCCTGATCCTGAGGTTCCCCAGGGTCGTACACACGGGGCAGGTGTTGTGCGGCCGGAACGGTGCGGCGTCCCAGCCGGACATCACCCTTGCGCTGGCCCACCAGCGGTGTACGTAGTGGGTGACCTCGCCGACCATGTGTGCGTCGAGCGAGGCGGTCAGGCCATGGAGCTTCAGCACCATCGCCTTTGCATCCCCGTCGTCGTCCTCGCCGAGCGACCGCACC